ATATGTGTTAGCATCGGCGACTTCAACACGAATGGAATTGCCTAAATCGCCAGGCCATTTGGCGGCAAAACGACCATAAGTGTTTGCGCCAGATGTATGATTGTCTAGATAATCACCTTCATTTTCGATTAAAACACCAGCGCCAGCAGAAGTGGCATTTAGTGTGGAGGTTGAGTTGGCTGCACGAACAACTCTGAGATTATTTGAATACGCTAAAAAGTTTGCAGCTGAGAACCAATGTTCATAGTTATTATCGTCTGGTTTTCCGAATGTGTCCGCTAAACGAACCTCATCAGAAATTGTAACGACTTCATTTACTGGACCCCAGGCAAAAATTCCGGCAAATGCGCCAATAGATGTGGCGACTGAAGGCACAACTGTAGTCAGATCAACTTCTGATACATTTACGCCAGGTGAAAGCTGAAACGCCATGGATTTCTCCTTTAGTTATATGTAGGAATCATTTTATTGATACTCTATTTAGTATTTTCACAACCTAGAGGACAAATACCCAGGCGGTGGTGAATTATTTTCTTCACGATTATAATTTCCCCAAACATCTCCAGTATCAATAACTACTTCTTCTTGTTGTCCGTCATTAATAAAACCCACTGGTAACATATCATCTTCAATTTGTTTAATTCTTTGTTCGTAAACTGCTTTGCGAAGATTCACATCGGTTATTTCTCTGAAGTATGGATTGGTTGTTAACCATCCAAAAAGAACCAGAGGCATCACCAGATCATCGTGGTAACCTTCATCAGCAGCATATGAACCCTTGGATTCAATGAAGGTTGAAATTTCTGAGATAATGTCAGCATCAAAAACCAATAATTTCTTTTCTTCTAATAAAGATTTAAAGTTGAAACACCCAATTCGTTTAACTTTTTTGTCAGTTGAAACGCCCAACTGTGTCTTACCAGCACCAGCAAAACCACCAGAAACTCTTTGGCCTTTTGAATCTCTCTGCACAAAAAGAATATTTTCGTACTCATATTCATGGTATAGAATATGTGCCACCTGTTCTGATGTGTTTACCTCAATGAGTACATAAGCATTGTTATAATCACTTGCTGCTCTGTAAATAACAGATGGATACAACATTGGTGCTATTTGATTGTCTCGATATTTGCCAACAACTTTATATGGTACCTCGGTAATATCAACCACTACAAATGAGGAGTAGTCTCCACCAACACCTTTCGCTGTGTCAGCAATGACAACATAATTATGATTCTTCTCTGGCATTTCAAAAATATCCAGTCCATCTTTTTGATAGATTGGTTCATTATAAGACATTTGTTCAATTACATCCGCACGAATCAAGGTCAGTGCGGAACCAAGGAATTTACAAAGAACCTCTTGGTTGTACTTAATATCGCCAAGAACTCTGCGTTGTTCTTCTGCCCATTTTTCATCTCGGCCTGGTATTTTCCAGTAAGGGATGAATAGTGGCGTAAATCCATTACGACCGTTTTCAGCGTCATTCCAGAATTTCCAGAAATGATTATATCCAAGTGGCGTTGAAGTAATCAGAATCTTTGTTGTTTGACCAGCAGAAACAACAGGATAAACTGATGTAAAGAATGCATCAGCAATGTTGTTTGGAATAATCGCAGCTTCGTCAATATACAGTAAGTTTACAGACTTAGAACGAATACCTGCAGCAGTAGTTGCAGCAGTAAATACTTTAGAACCGTTTTCTAATTCCACATCACCTTTGTTCCATGTCTTCACACCTTGTTGCATCCAAAGTGGAAGATTCTCATACATCAACTGATATCGAGAAAGAATTTCACGAGCCGTCTTGTCTTTGTTGGCGAGAATAGCAACATTCTTGTCGCCTTGAAATAGTGTGTACCAAAGAATGTAAGCAGCAGATGTGGTGGTTTTACCTGCCTGCCGAGACTCCATAATGATGACTCGGCGCTCTTTGTGGATTACTTCAATCTTTTCTTTTTGACAATCGTAAAGTTTGAACTTTTGTATACCGTGATCTAGTGTTACAATGTAACAATAGTTGTCAATGAAATAGATTGGATCTTCAGAACATTTTTTGTACTCAAGAATGTTCTCTTCAGTAAAAGGTATAGAAACGCCAACCTTTTTCAGATTGGCGTTACCAAGGTAATTTTCAGACATTATTATTTAAGAATACTACGCAACATCCAAGCATGTTTATTGTGAACATCTATTCTTCCTGCCACAAAATCAGCAAGGCCTTGTTTGTCAAATTCATTAGCAAGTTTGAATGCCATATTTAATGTATTCAAAACAATTTGATTGTCGGCCAAAAGTTTAGCCGCCATTTCACGAGCCATAGGCACATTTGTTTCGTCTTGAATCTCGGTAAGTTCTAAAAATCGTGTAAATGAACCTGGTGCATACGCATCTAACGAACGAATTTCTTCTGCGATTGGATCTACTGCACCATGAAGTTCTTCATATAATTTACCAAAAAAGTCGTGATATTGCGGAAAGTTTGGACCTTCCACATTCCAATGATAGTTGTGGGCTTTTAAGTACATGGCAAAAGTATCTGCCAAAACTTTACGCATTATTTCTACAAGTGTTTCCATTTTGTGCCTATTTGTTTGCTTTGATTAGTTTCATTAACTCTGCGGTCGAACCGACAAAAACTGCTTTGTCTATGTTAACATCTTTTGATGAACCTTTATCCGCCACCAAATCTTTTTTACGCTTTTGTACTTCAAGTAAATCTTTATTTAGGTCAGACAAATTCTTAATCAAATTAGCGGCGACTTCATATGCTCTTGGCGATTCAGAATGTTTTGCAACTTGTAGTAAATCATCTATTGCATTGCCGCCTTTCTGAATCAACTCACGAATATTTTTACGTGCAAAATCCGTATCTGTTTCTACAGAATTATCACCATCAACTGGGACAATTTCTTGTTTTGCTGCTTCAATTTTGATTGGTTCCACTTCAAAAATTTCAGACAACTTTTCATTAATCTTTTTCATTTTACAAATTAGGCCAATATGTTATTGTTTGATTGAAACCAAATGCATCATCTGGTTCAGCAGAAATTGGATCTGGAGTTGTAAGAACTTTTACTTGATGTAGTGGTGTAGACTCTAAAGAGTTGATTGTAAATGATGCGTTACTAAAATCACCGACAACTTTGTCACCAACTTGTAGGTATTTGTTTAAATCACCAACAATTAAAGTTCCAGTATTGCTGTTACTGAAATATAAAACTTTACCCGTCAATTGTCGATCTTCAACACGAATGTTTTCTGATGTTTGATATTGACCTGTTCCGTTCGCAAAGTCAACATATACAACTTGACCATCTAAACTTTGTGGTTCAATATAAATGTTTGTATTTGCTCTGCGAATAATTTTACCGCCGCCTTCACCATCGCTAGGTTTAACTGGAGGCCAAATGAAACCTTTAACTGTAAAAGATAAGTCCCAAAGTATTAATCTTGTGGTCGACATATCGCCTTCATAGTCCACAGAAGATGTTACTGAATTAAGTATAATTGGCAAATCATATTTTTGATCCATACCTGGAATAAAATCCACGGTCACATTAAAATCTGGTGTAAAAAATGGAAGAATTTGTTCCAAAATTTGTGTGCCATCTTCCGTGTTTCTCACATATATTGATAATGAAAACTCATAGTTATAAGGTATAGGTGCAAATTGTGTTTTGACGGTGGTACTTGAGTTTGCAGAAAAATTGCGAAGCGTTGTCATTTGTTTTCTGGTTGGATCATATGACAAACCATCTAAACTAAATGAAATTCTTGGCACAACAGTAGCAATTGATTTTGTTAAAGTTGGGTCGGATGTAATTAATGTCAAATACTTTTCTTTTGGACCATAAGATAACGGCACTTTAAAATGTTCTTTTTGCACACCAGATTGTGTTGTTCTGGTGACCAAAATGTCATTAAAAAGTGTACCAAAAGCTACAACAACTTTTCGTATTGTTCGATGACTAAAAAACTTATTACCTAACATTATGCTTCACCAAATGGGTTAGTTTCAGTCCAATCTAATATGCCATCAGATTCGGTTTCAATACGATTATTGTCAACAATGTCTTCAAATGCATCATTCATTGTTGCGGTGTCAGAAACAACATTAGCCATCCAAACTGCACCTGATGTTTGTCCTTTAACATTAGCAGATATAAAATCACCTTGAACACGAATAATATCAACATACTTATTAGTACCAAGAGTGTCTGAACTGTGAACTATAGCTTGTGCTGTTGCGTTTGCTAAACTTGTGCCTTGATAAATGATTTCATCATTGGCAAATATTTTAGAACCTGTTGTGAGTGTAATTCTTGTTCTTGGATAGTTATCTCTAATTTGATTATCAACTTCGCTAAATCCCGTACTAATAATTTCATTAGAAAATACAAATTGTTTTAATTTTATAGCATACACATAAATGTTGGCATCACGACCACGGCCTAAAGTATAAAACATTGCTTGATCATTTTCACTCTCAACGAAAGTAATTTCAAAGAAGTTTTTCATCATTGGCAAATAAATCAAATCACCTTCTCTTGGTCGGGTCAAATTACTTGTTGATGTAGCATAAGCAAATCTTCGGCGAGAAACCAACATTGTAATTTCATCACGAATTTCGAGTCCAAATTTTGTTATAAAATCTCCCTCACCATCCATTCCTGTTACATTTTCCAAGTACATTTCAATTGGATGAGCAGTCAAATATTCTTTTAATGTATCTTCACCATAAATGTAATCAATTTGATTGCTATCTCTTACAGTTCTTGGAAGGTAATAAACATCCATGCCATAGATTTGCAAAGACTCAATTAGTAAGTCTTCCACAAGAAGTTGTTCTTGTGTTATGTGATTTAAAGGAAAATTATTGAAGTAAAAATTTGTAGCCACAAAAATTATCCTATAAAGATTTCGCTAGGCATACTTGTAGCATTATACATCTGTTCTTCCATACTCTTCAATTCTTCTACAGCTTCATCATATATTTGTTGGCCATTGAATGTTACACCACCAGGCATTTGTATGCCTGAAAACTTTTTAAGATTGGAACCCCATTGCATTTTGATCTTGGCAGTAGCATAGGCCTTAAGAAATCGATTATCCCAAACATCTGTCAAACCAGCAACAGACATTGTTGCTGCAGCATTTGTGGCCGCCGGCGCACTTGTTAATGTAATATTTGTTGGCGAATTAATTTTTCTAACTTGCAATGATTCATTGCCAAAAGTAACAAAGTCATTTTCAACAATTTCTTGGTCAAAAATTGTGTTGGTTCCAATCACAGTTGTATTTCCCGCAACTAGTGAAGCTGTGCCAGTCAAATCAACAGTTTCTGGTGCCATTCGGCGATAACATTCCACAATAACATAATCACCAACTTCTAAATCTCTTGTCCAATCAATATCTAAAAATACTTTATTTTGAACACGATTAAATCTGAATTGTGGTGTTCCAGAAAATAAAAGATTGAGTGTTTGAATATGTTGCATCGTAATTTCATACGACACATAAGATACTGAAGTAAAGTCGTAAAGATCATGTAATCTCAATTGATATCTGAGGTCAAACATGTTTATAGAAGAATTTGAATCATCAAATCTTAAAATACCAGTCACGAAAAGTACGGCATCAGGACAATAAATCCAACGGCGGTCAATGTCCGCTTGGGTGATTTGGTGTTTCATAAAAAGTTTTTCTGTACCATCATAATGATAGTCGTAGAAAAACGCTAAAGCATCATCAATTCGGTCTTCAACTTGATCGTCATCAACGTTAATGTCGATGACAGGCCAACCTAATTTTCTAAGGCAGTAATCTTTGAATTGTGTTCTTGTTTTTGGAGATGCCATAAGAAATCCTTGTTTATTACCTATTTATCTCACAAAAATTTTAAAACTTCTTCTGGCTTTACAAAAGCATCCTTTCTATATTCACATTGTTCCCACCACCAAAATTGTTGTTCTCTCAAATAAAAACGATGTTTAAGTATGTTGATATTTTCTGGATGACCAAATATTTGTGGATCAGACTGGCCAAAAATGACGATGCCTGGTTTACCACAATCCCACGCTAAATGTTGGAAAAAACTATCAACAGAAATCCAAGTTCTACATTCACCTATAAGTGTTCGTAGTTCTGGTATTGTTAAATTTTTTCGGAAGTCTTCAACTAATTGTTTTTCTTCATCAACACCAACTTGAACGATTGGTTCTTTTATTTGAGTTATCAATTCTTCCCAATATGGATAATTTTTTGGATTTTCTAGTCCATTTCTTAATGGTTTTGAATATGGTGATATGATAATCATTTTACACCATACATCTTTTTAAAAGCATTTTCTAAAGAATCTTTCCAATTCCATTGATCCATTTTTCTATAAATGTTGTAGTTATCAATGTCGCCAAACAAACGCATTGCATCATCTAAGCTTCGGCCTGGAACAATTTCAGAATAACAAGTAAACACTTCTGGATTTTTGATATAAGGTAGAACATGGTTGAATACAATATGATCTCCCATACCGCAATTCAAAACAACAATTGTTTTATCTCTATATTCTAAATGGTTTCTAAAAATGTATTCGTCATGTTGAAACATTTCTATCTGAAAATCTCTGATACCACCTTTTTTATTTTTTAAGTGCCATGTTATCGTATCTGGAATAATTAAATTTTTGTAACCTTTTTGTTTTAGACCAAATGTGAATAAAGTTTCTTCTCTATGTGCCACTTGTGAAAGAGATAAATTATAGTCATGCACTCCAGCCCGATACAAAAAAGAACAATGTAAGTGGTCTACTTCTTTTACCTCTTTGATGTAATCCCATTGAAGATTCGCCTCTTCAATGTCATCAATTTTTCCGGTTGAATTTGTGACTTTGGCAAATGGAGGCGTTAAAATAGAACCGCCAACAGCACCAACTTCGGGCGTAACATGTTTAAAAAGATTTTCTAAAACATTGGGTTCAGCAACCGTATCATCATCTAATCTCCAAACCCATTCATAACCCATCGTATTAGCCATTTGATGGTTAAAATGTTGGCCTTTTTTCTGACCAAAAATGACTGACCATTCGATACCTTTTTCATTCAACATATGAAGAAGGTATTCGTAATGTTGAATTTCTCTTATGTCTTTTGGTTGGTCATTATCATCAAAAATTACCAATTTGTTTGGTTTTAATGTTTGTGTGATAACAGATTGTATCGCCATTGGCAAAGTTGTGTCGTATCTGCCTCTAGTCGAAATAGAACATAATATACTCACTTAAAAGCCTCAACAGTTAAAAATAAATGATAAGTTTCGTTCATCACATACTTAGACGCCGGCCGAACTCGCACCACATCTTTAAAGCCAGCCCAGCCCAAATTCGTTCTTAGTTGTGTTTCGGTAAACAAGAATTTATGTGTCTGTCCAGGAACCCATGCGTGAGCGAAGAAATGGCCATAAAGAAGAATGCGCCATTGTTCGATATCCATGCCAGTTGCTGGATTACCTTCAACAAATGAACGGCAGGTTTCTAAAAAGTCTGGTGTCTCAAGATACAACTTGCCACCTGGTTTCAACACACGATACCACTCTTTAAGAACTTCTTGTATTTCAAAAAAGTGAAAGTGTTCGATAATATGAAACGCTTTGATTTCGTCAACTGTATTATCATCGTATGGCAATTTAGCAACATCAAAACGAACATCACACTTAGCATCTTCAGGTGCATACAAATCAATGTTAATATAGTCTTCATTATAATCGTGGCCGCAAGCCAAATGCAATTTTAATTGTGGCAATTGTTGGTGTTTTTGCCAAAATAATGGCATCTTTGCACCACCACGATGTGCTTGTGAGCCATCTCTCACCAAATAACGAACAGTCATTTCTGAATCTTTATAGAAGATGTGACCATTATTATGCATTCTCAACCACATGTCCCAATCTTCAATACTATTCAAATTACTGTCAAACTCTTCGCCCAACAAACATCTTGCGTTACAAACAACACTTGATATCCAAATAAAATTGTTGTGTCTAAGTTGTTTACCAACAAACACATGTGGTACAGGAATGTTCATTGGAAAAACAACATTACCATCTTCAGTCACAAATTGAGGCGTAGAGTATGTTACATTACAATTTTTTGTTCTGAGATTTTCAAGCGCTCTCTGCAAATGGTTTGGGTACCAAAAATCATCTGAGTCGAGAAATGCTATGTAATCACAACCATGTGCAAAGGCTTCAGCGATTGCTTTATTTCTTGCGTGTGATTGGCCTTTATTTTCAGTTCCTCGGATAAAAACAATTGAAGGATCATCTCTAAGTATTTCTTTCAAACCGCCTTCAAGACCATCTGTAGAACAATCATCATAAATGAAATGTTTTACATTGCCAAGTTTTTGTGATTTGACCGAACTAATTGCATGAAAGATATGTTCGATATCGTTATATACAGGTGTAATTACACCGATTCGTGGATGATTCATAATTTTTTCAACTTTCCATTCTTCATTATACTTATTCGCTAAACGAAGACCGTTTCTTAAAAACACTTCTTTCCAGTCAGGCACTAATGAGGTGTCGTGAACTGTTCCTTCACCAAAATGATAGATTGGAAATGAACCTGTAAAATATTTACGGTCTAATGCAACTTTTCTGATAACTTCTACAACTTCAAATCCGGCAAGTTCTGTTTGAATACAAAATTCCATATCTTCACCAGAGCCGGTGCCGTATTCTTCATTCAACAAGCCAATTCTATCAAAAACTTTTCGATGAATCATTACGCAGAAAAATACAGCAAAACTTTTCTGCATCACTCTTGAATATTCTTTTACAACACATGTAATGCCACATTTTTCATCTTCAAATGGTGTGTCAAGAAGATTTAACCAAGTATTTTTTTCTTGAGGCAAAAACTTGGTATCATTGTTGAGCAAAACAATTTTATCAGCCGTTGCGGCTTTGATACCCAAATTGGTTGCTTTTGGATATCCCAAAGGTTCATCCGACCAAACAACTTTTAAGTTTGGTACAATTGTTTTGAGATGTTCTAGGTATTGTTTTGTATTATCAACGCAGCCATTTGCAGATATGACTAATTCCACATCTTGCAAATCGGTGTATTGAATAATTGTTTCAATACAAGGCTTAAGAAAATCATCACAATGATTGTATGTCGGTATCACCACACTATATTTCATAATAACTCCAAAAATTTATTTTTTCAGTCTATCGACTTCCTCTTTTAACTCTTTAACAGCTTCAACCAACACAGCAATAATATGATTATAAGAAACCGTTTTTGTTCCATTAGAATTTGATGTTACTGTTTGAGGTAAAACCCTCTCAACTTCTTGAGCAATAACACCAAGAGATTGTTTCTTCGAATCTTTTAGGTTATAGGAAACACCTCGAATATCTAATATCTTATTTAGCGCATTACTAATTGGCTCAATATTTTCTTTATACGCCAAATCGGATAATGTATTGTAATCTGTCGCACTTAGTTCACCCGTTGATGGCCTAAAATAAAGTTTTGTTGTAGTAACTTTAGCTGTTTGGTTTGTGCCAGCAGCCGCTACGATTACTGGGTAAAAATCTGATGCTGTTGAAGTATCGTCAGTTGCATTAATCGTAGTAGATGGACCAGCAGCACCAGAGAAACCGGAGATGCCAGAAAATCCAGAATAACCGGATATACCAGAATATCCTGAGAAACCGGATATACCAGAATATCCTGAGAAACCGGAGATGCCAGAATATCCTGAGAAACCAGATGATCCATTAGTACCGTTTGTACCCGAGAAACCGGAGATACCAGAGAAACCACTTGAGGCTGCTTCACCATTCAAACCAGAAAAGCCAGATACGCCAGAAAAACCACTAAAACCGGAGTTGCCTGAGAAACCAGATATACCAGAAAAACCGGAGATGCCAGAGAATCCTGAAATACCGGAAAATCCTGAGAATCCCGATATACCAGAGAATCCAGAAAAACCAGATATGCCTGAGAATCCTGAAAATCCAGAAATACCTGAGAAGCCAGATATTCCAGAAAAACCAGAATAACCAGATATACCTGAGAATCCTGAAAATCCAGAAATACCTGAGAAGCCGGAGAAACCGGATCTACCAGAATAACCACTTATGCCAGAAAAACCTGAGAAACCACTTATGCCGGAGTAGCCAGAATAACCTGAACGGCCAGAATATCCCGATACTCCAGCGCCTAGTAGTGTTCTTAGTGATATTGCCATTTATAGTTTGCTTATCTTTTGGTTGATCTTATCAATTATCTTTTGTTGCTCTTTGATAGCTTCAATCAACACAGCAATGATATGATTATACGAAACTGTCTTAGAACCATTTGAATTTTCAGAAACAGTTTCGGGCAATATATTTTGTATTTCTTGAGCAATCACGCCTAAAGAATGTTTCTTCGAATCTTTCATTTGATACGAAACACCACGCAACTCTAATATCTTATTTAGCGCATTGCTAATTGGTTCTACATTTTCTTTGTATGCGATATCAGAAAGTGTGTTGAAATCAGTAGCACTCAATTGACCAGTAGATGGTCTAAAATAAAGTTTAGAGGACGATGTTTCAGCTGTTTGGTTTGAACCAACAGCTGCAACAAATACTGGATAATGATCTGCGGCCGTTGTTGTGTCATCTGTTGCATTGATTGTCGTTGAAGGTCCTGAAGCGCCGGAATAACCAGAGAAACCAGAAGCACCTGTTGCACCGTTTGTACCGTTTGTACCTGAGAAACCTGAGCGACCAGAGTAACCCGAAATGCCTGAGAAACCAGAGATGCCTGAGAAACCAGAGATGCCTGAGAATCCTGAGAATCCAGATTGACCTGAGAATCCAGAGAAACCAGAGATGCCTGAGAAACCACTAAAACCAGATATGCCTGAGTATCCACTAAAACCAGATATGCCAGAAAAACCGGATCTACCGGAAAATCCTGAGTAACCAGATATGCCAGAATAACCGGAGAAACCGGAGAAACCGGATATGCCAGAGAACCCGGAATAACCACTTATACCAGAAAAACCGGAGTAACCAGAATAACCAGATATGCCAGAGAAACCGCTAAATCCTGAGATACCAGAAAACCCTGAGAAACCGGAAATGCCGGAGTAACCCGAAATGCCGGAGAAACCGGAGATGCCTGAGAAACCGGAATAACCAGATGTACTGTCACCAGAGTAACCGGAGATACCAGAGTAACCGGAGTAACCAGAAATGCCGGAGAAACCAGAATAACCAGATATACCCGAGTAACCTGATTCACCAGAGAAACCGGAATAACCGGAGATACCTGAGAATCCAGAGAAACCGGAGATGCCAGAATAACCTGATTCACCAGAGAATCCTGAGATGCCGGAGAAACCAGAGTATCCACTTATACCAGAATAACCTGATTCACCAGAGAAACCGGAATAACCGGAGATACCTGAGAAACCGGAGTAACCGGAAATACCAGAATAACCTGATTCACCAGAGAATCCTGAGATGCCGGAGAAACCGGAAAATCCGGATATACCTGAGAATCCAGATATACCCTGGTCACCCTTATCACCTGTTACAGCAAATGTAATGATAACATTTGTGTTGTTTGTGAATGGCGTGTCTACACCTGAAACATATGATACAGGCACATCAAAATGTTGTGATGAATCTAGGTGAAGACCTGTAATAGCATAGATGACGAAATTGAGAGTATTCGCTTCTTCAGTAATCTTAGCGTAACCTTTGATTGAACTTGAAGAATCATCAATTGTTTGTAAGAATGTATGAACATTAGTCAGGAATTTATCTTGTTCATCAATTACGAGTACAGTCGCAGCTGACAACGAAGCATTATTAACATTCAAACGGCCTGGGCCAGGATCTAATGTGTCTGTCTTGGTGTCGAATTGATAATAGAATGATGCACCGCCGAACTGACCATCACGGCCAGAATAACCTGAGATGCCTGAAGTGCCTGAGAAACCAGATTGGCCGGAGTAACCAGAGAAACCAGAAAATCCGGAAATGCCTGAGAAACCTGAGAAACCGGATTCTCCAGAGAAACCGGAGAATCCCGAAAAACCTGAAATGCCAGAGTAACCAGATTCACCAGAGAAACCGGATATACCAGAATAACCTGAGTAACCAGAAATGCCGGAGAAACCGCTAAAACCGGAAATACCAGAATAACCAGACTCACCAGAGAAACCGGATATACCAGAATAACCTGAGTAACCTGAGTATCCTGATATGCCTGAATCACCAGAGTAACCGGATATACCAGAGTAACCTGAGTAACCAGAAATGCCGGAGAAACCGGAGATGCCTGAGAAACCGGAATAACCAGATGTACTGTCACCAGAGTAACCGGAGATACCAGAGTAACCCGACTCGCCAGAGTATCCACTTATACCAGAATAACCAGACTCACCAGAGAAACCGGATATACCGGAGAAACCGCTGAATCCCGATATGCCAGAATAACCGGAGAAACCACTGGTGCCGGAATATCCCGAATAACCCGATGTACTATCACCAGAGTAACCAGAAATTCCCGAATAACCCGAAACACCAGATTGACCAGAATAACCGGAATAACCGGATTCTCCAGAGAAACCGGATTGACCGGAATATCCCGAATAACCGGAAAGACCAACAAAGCCGCTAAAACCAGAAGCGCCAGAGTAACCAGAATCGCCAATAAATCCACTAAAACCAGATTGGCCAGAATAACCGGAAAAACCAGATTCACCTATAGACCCACTAAAACCAGAGACTCCAGAATAACCAGAAATACCAGAGAATCCAGAATAACCCGAAACACCAGATTGTCCAGAATAACCCGACTCGCCTGAGAATCCAGAAAATCCGGATGAACCTACGAAGGCTGCTCCAGAAAAACCGGATATGCCTGAGTATCCAGAGAAACCTGAAGTGCTATTGCCAGAATATCCTGAAAAACCTGAAGTGCTATTACCAGAATATCCTGAGATGCCGGAAAAACCGGAGATGCCAGAGAATCCTGAAATACCGGAGAAACCGGAGATGCCTGAGAAACCGCTGAAACCGGATATGCCAGAGAAACCGCTGAAACCGGAAGTGCTATTGCCAGAATATCCTGAGAATCCAGAAAAACCTGAAGAGCCTACAAAAGCTGCTCCAGAAAAACCTGATGTACCAGAATAACCTGAGTAACCGGAAACACCATCACCACCGATAATACCATTTTGTCCTGAAAAACCAGAAAAACCAGAAAGACCAGTGCCCGAATAACCTGAAATGCCAGATTGTCCGGAAAAACCACTAAAGCCGGAAAGTCCCGAATAACCCGAAATACCAGATTGACCAGAATAACCGGAATGTCCACTAAAGGCAGCAGCGCCATCTAAACCAGAATAACCAGAAAATCCAGAGAAACCAGAATAACCTGATGGACCGGTTCCACTATAACCAGAATAACCCGAAGAACCCGAAGAACCTATACCGCCGGCTGAACCACTATAACCTGAGAAACCGGATACACCTTGAACGCCTGCCCTTACTTGTACTCTCATTTTTTAACCTTTTTTTTTATCTTGTTACGTTTGGCAAGACTGTTGCAATACCTTCAAACATTCTTTGAATGTTATTATTGGCTACATCATTCATTTCAACATCAAAAACATAACGACCGGCACGAAGGTTAGCAGTGGTGGCAGCAGTGAGAGTCATAGAAACATTACCATTTGCAGAATCGGTTATTGATATTACAAAATCAGTAGCCGTTGTTGAATAGTAAGATTTTCTAAGTTGAGAAGTGATTGTGTGATTCGTTAAATTACGAGGCGTACCATCATCGTTTTCAATAATAATTTGGGTGGCAAAAGTAGCACCGGCCTCTATATCTAATTCTATAAAGTCTGCCAAAATACAGTCTCCTCTTTAGACGGTATTTAGTCAAAAGAGGAGTTCAAATTGCCTTATAAATTAGATTCTAAAAAATCTTTTGAGCCTATTTTATTATAGCCTCTATTGATTTGATAATAAAGATTTTTGTTATTGTTCAGAGCCCAAACGATAAACCATGACAAAACTTCAGAGTCCATTTTTTTGTCACACTCTAATATTTCGAAATATGGAATACCACTTTGAGTCCTTCTTTGTGTCACAATAGCATTAGATAAATCGGGCCGCATCCACATAGGAAAATCGTCAGAAGCTAACCAATGACATTTATATGTTTGACAAGGGTTAATTGGCCGATTTTCATAAATTGAGCAAGTTTTTTGGAGATAAAAACATTTTTTACCGGGATAAAAATCGTGTCCTAAAGCAATACCACTTAGCCAACCTTTACAACATTCAGCGCATCCATCACAAGTTCTATTCATTAATTACCACCGTTTCAGTATCATCAAAAAAAGTCATTCTGCCATAACATGCAATGTTATAATCTTGGCCGTTTTCATCAAGTTCGGTCCAAGATTTTACATTTATTTTTACATATTTAGCTAAGATTTCACGGCCATTTTCAAAAACACGCCAAACATGTAAGTACGAACCTCGGCCTTCTTGTCCTCTAAACTTATTAAATCTTATTGAATACTTATTCACGTGGGAATGTCAGGCCATCTTACCTCATTAGGAAAACCTGTCTGTAATTTTATTTCACGAAGAGCTCTGCGATACTCAATCCATTCGGCTTTTTTTCCAGAGGTCATTGGCACATCAGAAAGGACAGACCAATCGGATTCTTTTAATCTCTTTTTAGCCTCTTCCCAAACCAATTCAGCTTTAGTAGACTCTGTAGGTATAGCAACTGTTTGATCTAATTTAAACCAACCCATATCTTTATAATCATCACCAAGCCAACTTAAATCATTAAGTTGATCAATAAAACCGTGTAGACCAAAAATTGGTCCCCAATTTTCAGGAAGAATTTGTGGATCGCTTAGTGCGCTTCCGTCTGACAGTTTCTTTAGTTGCCACAGGTTCTTTGTCTGCGGATTGTTCATTTTTTGTGTCCTTTATTAACTGTTGTAGTTGTTGTTCCAAAGAATTTGAAGTCAATAAGTTAGATTTTAAGCCAGGTTGTTCTTCCGGCGCCGGCATATTTGCACCAATTTGCATGTGTGGAGCCAAGTCATTAGAGAATGGTGGATGACCCTGCAAATGCAATCTCTCTTCATCCGAAACACGCCAATTTCTCCAACTACCAAAATCATTTCTGGGTTTTAAATTTAAATGGCATCCAACTTGTGCGGAAAGTTGATGAATTAGTTCAATCACCTCAACAGGTTGTAAAACAGCCCAAGTGGTTTTTCCGTCATGTCTACGCATTGATAACTCAATAGAGCCACCAAATGCTGTTCCTACGGTTACCGATCTAGCTCGATTTAAATCTCCACTTCTAGACATGTATGACATTTGGGCATCAAAATTTCCCCATTCTTCTTTTATTTTTTTCTGCCAATTAGTTTTTTTTCTTGTAACCATTATTATATTTCCTAATTACCCTTTAAAAAATTATTGCGGATTCCAACTTATAACAATTGTTCCACCTGGTGTTCCAACAGAAATTGGATATGGAGAACCTGGTGTTACTGGCACAGCGTTAACGGTTGTTGTAGATGCAGTGCTACCCGGATTACCAGGATTAGCAGAGTTTCCTGGAGTTGAGCGACCACCACCGCCACCACCACCACCAAATTGACCTTGTTGTCCTCGAGCCCCCACGCCGCCGCCACCGCCGCCCTGGCCAGGACTTCCGGCCCAAGTGCCTGGTCCACCGCCGTTGCCGCCTGGACCAGAACTTCGTATTGCTGGATTAACTGTAGCAGTGCCGCCGGTGCCGAAGCAACATCCCGGAAGTCCATCATTTTCGCCTGGCCCTTTGCCGGCACCGCCGCCGCCGTAGCCGCCGGTTTGGCCGTTACCGCCGCCTTGAAAACCGCCGCCGCCGCCACTTCCATTGAAGGCCTGGCTGTAAGCCCAATAGAAAAAAGCTTTGCCGCCGGCATTACCGCCATTTCCGCCACGTGCTGTATTACCTGCGGTGCCGCCATTGCCTCCAGCGCCACCAGGAAAAGTTTGTGATAAAGCTGTTGAAGCTGTTCCCGTATTGCCGGGATTACCTGAATTTCCCGCTGAACCAGTTATTCCATTTGTGCCTGGTGTACCGCCGTTGCCGCCTTTACTATACTCGCACTGAGGCCATCCAGTTGCACCGATGCCGCCTGGACCTCCAGTATTACAGCCTTGATCGTTAAAATCCGGATTAATAATCGAAGCGTTTCCGCCGCCGCCACCACCGCCGCTAGCAGCAATATTAATTCCTAAAGGCGGTCCAGCATTTCCAGCATTTCCAGCATTGCCTGTGCCTCCTCGGCCCGTTACAGAAACCGTTTTAACTCCAACTGGAACAGTAAATGTTCCTGGAGCATTAAATGTTTGAGTGCCGCCAGGCACTAATGACACTCCCCCAAATAATGTAACTTTAGGTGTTCCAGCTGGCATTTTATCTCCTTGTAAATTCGCTCATTCCGTATGACGGTCTTTTATCTTTAACATGTTCAGCATAAGGCCCATTTTTATCGACATAATGTAACATAAATTGCACATTTAATTGATCTTCAACTAAAGGTTTTCTCCAGTGAACAGCTTCACATCCTTTATAAACAACAGCATCGCCAGGTTCTAATACAAATTTACATACCTCGTTGTTTCCGTATTGTATATAGATTGGAGAAAATTCACCTTTTGTAGCAACATTAACTGTGACACTCACTTCACATGCAGGCCTATCTACATGTGGTTTTAATTGTTCACCACTTTGGTAAATTCTGGCATAAGAGTATGTAGGTAATAATTCTTTTTCAGAAACTTCTTCAACTTTTTCTTTAGCAGCTTTCAAAAGTTCTTCAATTAATGGATCTGCGTAATATGCATATTGTGTTGTATTATCTTTATTTGAAGATGAAGTTCCAGAACGATTTTCAACCCACTCTCCTCTTTTTATTTTATTTTCTAAATAATTAGAAACAAGTGTAATTGTTTGTGATTCTATAAAATTTTTCACAAAAACACAACCAAATTTATCAAAATTAGTTATCGTCATATAAAAACCATCCTGTAACAATATATTTACTCTTTTCACCAAGAACCACATTTCCACGATGTGCGTGTGTATAATCTGCTGGCCAAAGTAACATAGTATTTTTAACTGGCCGCTCTCTTTGTTTTAAATATAAAAATTCAGTTTCGCCACCTTCTTCTGGTTCCAATGTATTCAAATAAAGCATAAAGACTATTGTTCTTCTTGTAAATTCTCTATTGCCTTTTTCTTGATGCCAAATGTGATAACCACCACCAGGCATCGTTTTTTGAACTTTCATTATATTGCCGTATATTTTACACTCTTGTAAAACAGAGTATTTAGAAACATATTCATCATAACACTTTTGTAAGCCCTCAAAAAAAACATCTCTCACATCAAACTTACGATCTTCAACAGTAAAACTGTTCAGATAATGTGAATTGAATATAATTGAGTAATCATTTTTGGTGTGTGGTTTTGAATTTTCTGATTGTAATCTTGTTCTTCCCGCTCCATGTTCCAACAGATTTTCAAATTCAGAAATTACATGTTCACAATAACCTTCTTGATAAACATTTTCATAAGTGCCTATAAAATTTTTATAACTAGAATTCATTATTTCTCCATTTATCTAAAACTTGGTCCTGTAATCCAAGCAACAAGAGATTGCCGGCTTCCTTTTGTAACTGGAGTAACTTGATGTAAAGTATAAGAAGGAAAAGCAGCGACCAAACCTCGTTGTTTTCTAACATTGTGAATTGTTCCATCACAAACTTGTAAGTTACCACCTTCATATTCAGATGGATCAGTTAATTGTAACACGATACTTAGTTTACGGCTTGGACCATTTTTAGAACCATAATCAACATGCCAATTATACATTCCATTGTCTGTTTCATCATAGTTTGTAAGTTGTATATTTTCTCCAAAACCAGTTAAATCAAATCGATAAAAATTACAATTTATAGAAGAAACCACATGACTCAATTTTTCAAAAAGCCAAGCAGTTTGGTTATCTTTTGACAACCAAGAAATATTTGATCGTCTATATGATGTATCGACTGAACCTTTTGCAAAAGTACCGGCGCCGCCAATTTGAGCTGGTATTTCAGACATTTTTGCTTTTTTTTGTAACCAATTCAATTCATCTTCAGTAAAAACATTCTCCCACCAAACAAAAGGTTCAACACCTTGAGAATACGGCGTAATTGTGTGTTGGATTTGTGTCATAATAAATTTATCCTTAATTAGAAATAATAAAATGGATACAACGAGTTGGCATTTCTGAACGATTTACTGTCAATTGATGTTGTATCCAAGATGGAGCAAAAATAACGGTGCCGTTTTGAACATTATTAAAGTGTATAACATTTGTGGCATTAGTTATTTCTTCTGTTTGTACAAAATCCAATTCAATCATATTTTTGTTAATGCGAGTATCATAATAAACTGGATATGATCCCTTTTCTGGTGCTTCCAAAAAAAACCATCCACATATTTGACTATTTTTGTGGAAATGTGCATTTGTGGCCGCACCTTTACCCAATTCTTGAAACCACAATGAAGAAACAAAAAAATTGTATTTTTCTACAGAATAACCTTGTACACTCAATAAATTTACAGCAGAAGATAAAACATGTTTTTTAAACTCTTCAATGAAATATTCATCCTTTAAATCATTCGATTGAAAAAATGTTTCGCCTTCAGTTTTTTTTTCTTCTTTAATTTTTATACAATTATTTAAGAGAGTTTCAACAAAATTTGGTTGTTCATCTCGACAAATGATTGAAGGAAAATAAGCAAAAAAATTCATAACAAAAACTTTTTATTAGTTTGGATGTACAAAATTTGTAAGTTTATTAGCAAAAGTTAAAATATCTTCTGCGGTAACTTCTCTTGTTTCTACAGGTTTACTACGAGCATTTTCCAACAATGTTTCTTTTGCTAGTCTAACCAATTCAAGTCTATCTCTTGCTGCATGATTAAGTTTTTGTACTTGACTTTGATATTCCAAATCCGCCAGTTGTTCGTTTGTTAATGGCATTTAAATTCTCCTTTAGTGATTAAAAAATTAAGCCTTCATATCTTTTGTTGCAATATTACCATACCAAGTTGTGCCGCCGTTTGGTGTAAAAAATACCCAAACGTCAATAGCATTTGCAGTTGTCGTTCTCGAAAGATTGGATGCACCGCCTGGCCAAATAAATGAACCGCCGGACCAAGCAACAGTTCTACCCGCTGAGCCATCATTTGTTAAAATGAGTGTGAAAGACGATGCACCAGTAGCAACTGGATATCTTAAGGTAAATGTGCAGTTGCCAGTTAATGTTGCTGTAAATACGCCGCCGGCGGTCACATCAATGTTAATAGCTGTACCAGTATTGCCTAACGCAGTTACTGTGTCAGCGAAACCTAAGGCTCGCACATAGTCACCTGTTGAGACAGCGTGCGCTCTAGCTAATAAGGTTGTTGCGGTAATAGCACTTGTGCCGGCACCGTACAAAAAACTGTTTGCTGTTAGGGATGTTGCGCCTGTACCACCGTTTCCTACAGTAAGTGCAGCGCCTAAATTTTGGAAAACTCTACTGTCATCGATAACAGTAGTGCCGTTTACTTTGATTGCCATCTTCGCTCCTTTTTAGAACTCGGCACTCTATTTATAATTAATTGAGCTCTATTTATTGTTGTTTTTGATTTTTGCCACTTCTTTTTGCAATTCTTTCACCGCTTCGATTAAAAAAGCAATAAGATTTAAATAATTTACGCCTTTATAACCATCGCTTCGTGTTCGAACAATTTCAGGTAGTATTTGTTCTACCTCTTGTGCCGAAACGCCATATGATTTTATGCCGTCCGATTTCCAATTAAAAGAAAGACCAGTGATTTTATTTATAATTTCCAATGGGTTTCCAATTTGTTCCACATTATCTTTCAAAGCCATGTCTGAAGTTGTGTTAACATCTGATGCTGTAATTAGTGTTGCTGACAAATTTGTTGTTGTTATTGCGTTAGTTACACTAATATTTCCAGCAGTTACATTGTTTGTAGCAGTAATATTTGTTATTGTAGCATTTGCTGCGGTAATGACATTAGTAACATTAACATTTCCAGCAGTAACATTGTTTGTTGCTGTAACATTGAGTCCTGTAATAACATTAGATGCATTAACATTTCCAGCAGTTACATTACTTGTAGCGGTAACATTAGCTGAACTGACAGAGATGTTTGCTACGATGTTGTTACCAGTAACTGTGTATAATACGACAACATTATCACCAGAAATTTCACCACTCAAAGCAATTGTGTTGGCATAATCATAGGCTTGTTGTGCTAAAATATTAGCAGCATTAGCCTTGTTGAATGCACCATTTGCATGATTGTAACCATTTACAATTTGAACATTGGATGACAATCTAGTGCCGTCATCGAAAATAATCACATCTGTGTTTACTGTTGGTGCAGTGACTGCATTACCAACAGTGAGGTTACCAGTAATAATATATTCAGAAGTGTTTGATGTGAATGTTCCACCAACATCTGTAATTGAATTTGCAAATGATATAAGTTGTTGAGTGGCAATTAACCACTGCTCAAATGTATTAGCTGAACTTATTTGATTAATTGCCATTTATCGACTCATCTTTAGAAGTAATTCTTTGATTTCTTGTATATCTTGTTCTAGTTTGTCCAGACGATTCTTCGACTCATTTTGTTCATTTTTTTGTTTTTTAGCAATTTCTTTTTTCACTAGATATTCATTCAAGCCTTTTCTATCAGTATTTAGAATCGCCTTAGAATGAATATCACGAACAAAAGTTGTATCTGGAATCTTTACTTGTTTCATATCAACCCGCTGGTAAAGCAATCGCTCTCATATCTTTAATTCTTGGAACAATTCCAGTATTAGAACTAGACATTACAATCTTAATAGCAAAAGTTCTAAATGTTGTAAATGCTGTTCCTGCGGAAGTGTAAGATACAGAGTTGTTTGCAATACCATTTACACCTGGTGCAAATGTTAATTCACGATCATCATTTTCATTTAATGATACAAAGTTTGCATTGCCCAGTTCTGTCATCAACTGATAACTCTTATCATCAAAAACTCCAGGATCAGATGCTGAAAGAATCTTGTAATAAACATAGATGTTAGTTCCCGCCGGTTTATTTGCAGTTACATAAACACGCAAGTCACCAGAATCAAAACCATCAGCGAGAGTTACACGGCGAGTCATATATCGTGCCGTAGCGTTACCACCAGATTTCTCAGTTTCACCAATGTATGTTACAACAGCATTAGCACCGCCGCCAGATCCTGGTGTTAGTGTAATTGTTGGTGAACTTGTGTAACCAGAACCTGCGTTTGTGATGTATACTGCATTAACGGTATTAGACACAACGTTTGCTACAGCTGTAGCACCAGAACCGCCGCCGCCTGAAATTGTAACTGTAATGTCTGCGGAGTTTGCGTAACCAGAACCAGTGTTAGAAACGACAACACCTGAGTTTGAAAGTCCAAGGTTGTTGATTTCATTTTCAATGGCTAAAAGAGCCATACGAGATACATCGATTACTGGTGAAACATCATTACTTAGAGCAGTCATTGTGCCAACAAGAGTGAATGTGTTACTTGTTCCAGTTGTAGAGTTACCGGTATTGCTTAACTTTCTACCAACACCATCGTAAATTTCCAAATTCTTCAAAGGTGTGATTGAAGTTAACCCAGCAAAACCAGAACTGTCGGCTTTCTCAGAATTAAATTGATAACTTAATGATGTATTTGCAAGAACAATATCTGATGTAATCAAATGCACAACTTCATAAGGAACAACAGTTGTTGGAGTAGAAACATGAAATTGAGCTGTAGCGGAACTTGTACTAAAACTACTACGATACAATTGGAACATCATGTCTGAAGTTTGATCGGCAGTCCATGTTGATCCGTTTTGCGACAAGAACAATGATCCACCATAAGCTTGTTCAGATATTTGACGGCCGTTCACAATGTCTAACTTACCGATTTCAGCCACATAAATTTCATACTTGTTAGAGTTAGCAAGAACAACAAACGAATGTTCACCAGGTTGTAAATACACTGGCGAATCAAAAACAAATTCAGTATACTTACTAGAATCTGTCATGCTAGGACTTGCAGATACTTTAACTTTATCTGGAGTCAAAGAAACAGTTGAGAACGGATAAACAACAGAACTTGATGGGAATCCATTGACTGTTGGACGAAGTTGTAAAGTCACTGGTACAGTATCGTCTTTTGTTTTGAAGCACAAACGAATCTTTGACAAGAATATGCCTTGAGGATATTGTTGTGGACTGACCAAGAATGTTTGTGCTAATGGATCTGCCCAATTGATCGGCGGCAGAGTCTGTAAAACTCTTGAAACTGAAGATTGGCTTGTAACCACACGATTATCGGTTACAGCGGTTCGTTGAACAACCGGAGATACAGTAGATATGATGACTTCTTCTTTAGTTTGCAACAAACCTTGTGCGAAGAATGAAGCATCGCCATTAGTAGAAGAACTTGGAATGTCGCCAGTCGAAGTATCAGTCAATCTAAATTGTTTTTCACCAACTCGGAAAGTGCCACTAGGAATACTGAAAATACCAACAACTGAACCAGCTGGATCCGTTGTCAATCTGCCGATGCCATAATGTGAGGTTGTATCTGGGGTTGTTGTCCAAGTGCTAGAAATGTTCGCTACTCTTGTAGAAACATTATATGAAGTAATTGTTGCACTTTGACCAGCGCCTTTACCTTGTGTGATAAAGATTACTGAACCATTAATTGTATTTTGGTTGCTTGCGTTTTGTGCATCAATACGAAGTGTCACAGAACTAGAGGTAGCAGTATTTACAATACCGCCATTGTGTTCGTATGTTGCTACGTTGTATGTTAGTCCTGTTTGAGCACCGACCAATTGTAAATTAGCAGCATTTGCTGTGGCAAAATTAAACGAAGTGTTAATTGCCATGTTTGTAACATACACAATATTATTTGATGTATGGACAACAACAGCGTTTGCCACATTGACGCCAACACTCTTGTCTCTAATGTTTACGACTTCTGGATTACTGTAGTTTACATTAAATCCAATGTTGTTTGAAGTTAGATAATATTTGTTAACACGATCACCAACATAATTTTCTACAGAAGTTTCGTCAAAGAATGGATAAAGAGTGGTGCTTGGTTTGAAATCAGTGCCAACAAACAACACATTGATGCTTCTCATAAACGGAATAATAGAAACATCTACAACACGATCACCAATTGACTGTGTTATTGTATTAGGCACAACTCTTGAGACTATGCCACTTCTTGTTTGTGATTGTGTAGTTGTAGTGGTTGTGGTTTCCACCAAACTTCTACCAATCCAACCCTCACCAACAGTTGTATTAGTTCCTGTCCAAATAGTTTGCCAAGAATTCCATTCTAGATTTACTGGAAGTCTATCTGTAATTAATTGCCAAGCATCTCTGTCACCGCCAACATTTACTAAAACATCAGACTGATGGTTTTCGTCAACCCAAATATCCGAAGATGGACTCAACTTCATCTTACCAAGATAGTTAATCACATTAAAAGGATTAACATTGACGGACTTAGAAGCTTTAGATTGATCTACAAGTAGCGATGAAGTAGCATTAGCAGTTACTAATGAACCTGTTCTAGTAAAGTTAGTAGAGTTTGCAGAATCAAAAACTAAGGAATGTGGTGTAATTGTAAAAGATGGACGAAGTTCTTTGTTTACAGTATCAATTGAAGCTGCATAGTCTGAGTTTGTAACATCAGCTACAGCATGTCCTTTAAATGAATCAACAACAATGCCGTTTTTGAATCTTTCAACATTTTGACTATCAAGAATAGATAAATCTTGTTTAACAAGAGCTTCTTGCTCTAACAAACTCAATGAGGTATAATATTCTAAGTTTTCAATGCGTGATTCCAATTGACCAATATCACGCATTGTGTAACGGCGATGATTAATCTGTTGTATATTAACATCTTTTGTGTCTGACAAATACGGAGAATAACTTAGAATAAACAAAGTCATTCCAGTAGAAGAATCATTTGGAGTAACAGGATTCAAAGATGGAATACCTTTAATTACTTCAAATTTTCTTGTTTTATCCAACACAACTTTGTCAATTCTAGCAAGATAATATTGATAGTCGAGAATGATATCTGAACCATTTTCTGGTATTTTTGGACCAGTTGTAGTTGAAGACACATCAAAAGATACTGTACTTCCGCCGGAAGCAGTAGCATCAGAGCGTACTGGCCTAAAATCTAAACAATCCCTTAGATTGTATAGTGTATTATTTGTTGGTGAAGAATAAACTGGAATACTGCCATAAGCAATATCAGAGTATGAATCAACAGTAAAGAAACCTGGGCCAGATGATGTAAATCGATTAAAGAAAACAACCAATGGGCCTTGCGGCGCAGTTTGCCCAGCTTTTAACTTGATCGATGAGTGATCATAGTATGAATCTCTTTGACCGTTATCGAATGTATATCTTGTCGTTACATTTGAAGCAAATGATGAGTTTGCTACAGTAATCGTATTACCCGTAAAATCAAGTATACTCGTGACTTCAATCAAATCAGACATGAACAACGATTGAATTTCATTTGGTATCTTTTTAACATAAGAAGCCGCAATGTGGCATTGTCCGTTGGATGGATAAATCACAACAGCAGAATTGCCAAAAACATCAACGCCGCCAGTTGTTTGAATTGTTGTATTTGCGGCCACATATGTTTTTTGTTTCTTCGAAATTGTAGAAACATCAATTGTTGCAATAATGTTGGCGGTCATGTTCTGACCATTAGTCACAGTAATCTTATTTGTGCCAGTGTCTACAGAAAATTTGTCAGCAGGAATTACTTGACCAACAGAGTAACCTGAAGTGCCGGCTGCAGTAACGACAATATAATAGTTGGCCGATTTGGCAGCAGTTGAAGTTGCGGATGCAATATCTTCACCAGTTCCTAAAGTTAAAGCTGGCGAATCATTTGCAGTAAACGACTGTGAAGCATACAGTCTCTTGTATGAGAAAGAAAAATCGGCAATGGTATTCTGTGCAATATATTCTTCACCAAGTTTAAAAATCAATGGCTCAAATGCAGCGTCTGATAAGAAAACATCTTCATATGTTGTTGCGGCATCTTTAGAACGACTAGAAATATCAGCGGCAACAACTTTTGTTGTTGTACTAAAGTTAGCTAAAGATTCTACATCATTAAATTCAAAATCAATAGAAAAAACTGAAGCGTTTGTTGGAGTTGTTACAAATGCAGGACTTACAGTAAGAGTTTGTGTTGAACCCACGAAGTCTGTAATAATTTTTGGTGCTTCATCAGATCCAGCGCCACTGGTAATTCGTAGTTTAGCACCAGTATATGCATCATTAACAGTAGAAAAAACTTGCCCGGCCCCGGTATTTCCAATTACAACAGTTGTTGATGTAGCAGTATTTACTGTACCAGTGATTGAACCAACACTTACATCAAACAAGAATGAACGATAAGTGTATGTGCTTCCGTTTGATGTGTTGGAAGCGGACTCATATGCCATTGACTTAACACGAGCAGTACCAATTTTTGTGTTGGTAATGGATGCAGTAGAAGTAACATTAATTGAAGCAGTGTTTACAACATGCAAATCAATTGTCTGTAAACTATTAATTGGGAAAGAACCATAATGGTTTGTAGTGTAAACAAAATTGCCGTAATCTGCCGTAACTCTTTTATTCGAAATACTTGCAGTTGTTCTCGGTTTATCAATAATTAACTTTGATGGACCATTCGTTTCAAATTCATAACCATAAACATATGCTTTACCTGGCGATAAAGTAACTTCAGTTTGTGCAGTATTTGAAGAATTTGTATCTAATGAAATTCTAAAATCACGAACTGTGTAATTGCCAGACTCATCAAATGTTCTGCGAGCTAATGTATCTTCTAAAACAGAATAAATTGGGTATTTGTTTTCACGAATAATTTGACCGTTTTCGACTGTGGCCAATTCAATAAATTGTGTATCGTCAGTAGAAGATAAACTTCTTGTTGCTAAAACTAAGTTAATCTTATAACGATCAGAACCTGGCGCTTGATAATTTGAAGCGTTTTGTGCTGGGTCTAAAAGAGAGGTATCTGTGTTATTTGTGACGATTGATTCTGTAATTTCAAAACCAATACGAGCATTTGCTGTGGTATTGTCATATTTCGAAACGGCTACAGTTTGAGCATCGTTTTGAATAAAGAAACCATCATAGTAAAAAACGCCCTCATTGACCGAAAATATTTGGCCGGTACCGACACCAGAAGAAGAAATATTGGCAAACGAAGGAGAAGTCTCATCAGTTTTAATTGTTTCCGATGAGGTAAATGTTGATCCATAAAGTTGTTTCACCATCAAAGTGATTGGATCACCATTACCATTATTTGCAGGATAAACTTTAACGACTTCAGCTCGTTTTGTTTCGTCTGAGGAAAATATTGTCATACCAACAAAATTGTTGGCATCAATATCTACAC